ATTATTCCCAAGGGTTCTTTGGTTTAGATCCTTCTGGTGCTTCGTATGGCTCAGACGCTTTCAACGAAAGATAGTTCATGCCATTCTTAGAAGTATTGTTCCAGGCTGCTACTGCAATCTTAACCAATGGACCTTTGGATTTATCCATCTGCTCAATGATAAAAGTCTTATCAATGTGTAGATCGCCACGCATATCTGGCTGGCTGCCAGTTTTATTGGAGTTGGCAAACATTGCGCCTGAGTTTGGTTTTTGCTCGTAAGTCATTATTAATCCTTTTTAAATGAGTTTTTTACTTCGGTAAATTTGACCATCATATTCGCAAAAAATACGGGGTCAGCTGCTTTGACGGTATCAAATAGAACTTTGTTCTTTTTAAATATCGTCAGAACATCGGCATCGCTAGTGCATAAGTCTAGCAACATATGGGATGAATCCTGAACCAACTTGAGCCAATCTGCTTTTTCTCCTTCTGGTGGCGGATCAATCACAATCTGAAACTCACCATGCTTGCCTGCAATCTTGGCAGGGGACATTTTGATAGGAGGAATAACAGGCTGTGGTCTGGGCGTATGTACGGGCTTTGGCGGCTCATCATCGCTTGGAATATCCTCTCCCGCATAGATGTACAGGCCAATACCGAAGCAGGCAATACACTTTGTCAAGCAACGCATCTGTGCATCAGAAATTCTGCGTGAGTCAGGTTGGCGCACGGCATTGTTACGATTGTCCATGACTGGTAATTGCATTTCCATGGTCTTACCAAAAGCATAGACTTTGCAGCTAACCATCATAGTTTCGTTGTATTCTATTGGCGCACCAAAGGCCCAAGTAGCGGTAGGGTCATTCGTGAGAAGCTGATCAACGGCCCATGCCCATGACAGATAAGTAAGGTTACCTTTCTTTTCGGTATGTTCATTGACGTTAATCTTTTTTAATTCTGCATATGTTTTCATATTGAGTTATCCAAAACAGTGTGAGTGAGAGCGCAAGCAAGATCATAAACCTCTTGAGCTATCTCTTTATAGTTAGCAGGGGTGATATCAATTAACTCATCCTTGCCGTAGGTAACCTTATGGTTGCTTGCCAGGGCAACCATAAAGTCATAAATCATTTCTTGGCGTGTTTTCATGCTTTTTCTCGCCAATTGAGTTCTTTCCACAATTCATTATTCTTTTGCTTCATATCAGCCAGCTCTGCTTCTAACTTAGAAATGGTGATGGTGAAGTTGTATTGGGCGACCAATAAACCTTCAATCTGGTCTTCTTGAACTTTTAGTGCTTGAGTGGCTGGTGCTACGATACGCTCCAGCTCTCTTGCGATTTCAGATGCGATCATTTTGCTGCTCCTTATAGTCTTGATACTGTTTACACCACTTGTTAACCGCACAATAGCTGTCACACCGTGTGCGCTTACCTGGGCGATGATCTATGTCATAAGCATCTCCTAGGTCTGCTAATGCGCCCATAGCCTTCTCTGGGGTGTCGTACAGAGAATGAGCACGTTTACCGCCAATCTTCTTAATCGCCCAAACCGCAGGCTTTTCCCACATTTCATCTGGGGTACAATCAGGCAAGGATCCACCAGTTTCCAAGGCGAAATCACATTCAGAATGTGCCGCAATGCGGGCTTTTATGAAATCCTCTCGCTCTTGAAAAGACCATAAAGGAATAGGGATTTCTACCACTGGGGCTTCAGGATACTTCTCTTTAGAACCCACATCGTCCTCTTTCCAATCCTTAAGGACGGCAATAATAGTCAAGCCGACCACAGAGATTTTTTTGACTTTCTCTACCAAATAAGCATACAGATTGAGCTGATATTCCCATTCAATCTTTTCGTTCATTACGGCCCATACAGAGGTCGTTTTGTAGTCCTTAACAATCATGCCTTGTGGGTGTGGCGTCTGGACGTCAACGGCCCCGCTCAGCTTCCAGCCATCAAGCTCAGTATGCAAGCGCTCTTCAGTAATGTCATGCGGCTCTTTATGGCGCTCTAAGATCTCATGAATAGCCGTGCCTACCATGGCCCAAATCATACTGGCTACGTCCTGCTCGATTTCATCGTCATACTTCTTTGCTAAGGCCACAATCTTCGGGCTATTGATTAACTGAGTAACCGATAGGTGGGCCTCACCTTTGTTGTAAGACGGCCTCTGCAGGGCGTTTACGAACGCCTGTGGGATCTTATACTTGTTGGTAAATTTCATTGGATTTCTTTTCAAGTTTGATGTTAAAAGCCATAAGCTGCTCATCAGTCAAAGGGCGGATGCCAAGCTCTTCATCCATCTGCTTAAAAACTGCTCTCAAAATTTCGTTTTGCATCGGTGTAAAGATATCGTCTTCCATCTTCTTTCTCCTTAATGTAAAGCCAGTTGAGAGGCAAGTGACTTATCGAGCATATTGAGTACTACGCCTTTGCAATATGCTGCAGCAGCCGAAGTTTCAGCATCACTGATCTGTAGTCTGGTAAAGTCTTTGTAATCTGAGTTAAATACTTTCAGGCCACGAGCAATTAAATCTGGCTTATTACTTGAATTGACTTTGTTATCATTAACTTGGCGCATAAAGTTCAAAGCAATAGTAGGCAATTCATTAAACTTTTGATGACATAAGTTGGAGTAAACATCTTTGATGTATTGTGGATTATGGCCGTCTAAGATCAAACAGATTGCTGCGGTCTTTAATGGTGCAGAAGAATACACCTTGACTTGTTTTCCGCAATACTCCATCAGGTCATCAGCTACTTCACCTACGCCTGAGTTGTATACGCTCAAACATTCTTCGGCACTGGTATGCACACGACTAGAAAACGCCATTCGAGCTAGAATACGGCAGACTTCTGAAGTTCTAGCATTGATACCCGTTAAGTCAGACATGGTGCGTTTAATGCCGTTATCAAGCACCTTGTAGGCATCATTCGGTAGGCCAGTAACGACAAGCATTTCTTGTGCAATACCGCTTTCTACAATGCCTTCTAAACGATGCTGGCCATCTAATAAAGCGCCATCTTCTGAAAATGCAATACCTTGATGAGTGGTAATCCATTCGCCACGCCTCATCATGTTAGATAGTGAATTAACCCACCAAGCACGTTTGGCACGATTGTTGACGTTGAGTGCTAACCATTCTTTGGCAAGCGCTGGCGTAACCAATATAAATTGGCAAGTACGAACTGCTTTTTGTAAGTTCATGATAATCCTTTAATTAAATAAGAAAAAAGCAAACATAAGGAATGCCGCTGCAAACGTACTTAAGACTATGGTTAAGTTGTACATACGTTTGCTTCTGGCGTATTCGGGGGTCGCAAGCAGGGCTTCCTGGATGCGGATCATATCTGGGTCATCAACAGGAGCTGTGGTACCATGTTCTTGGTAACGAGATCCCATCTTTAAACCAGTACTGGTTGTGTATGGTGTGTACATTTTGTTTTCCTAGCAGTAAATCAGGCTTCAGTTTGTACCAGAACTTTTATCATGTCAATAGGTTGTACCCATATTAATTCATCTACTATGAAAACTGTTGTTTTTCCGTGGCCTCCCAAAGAATTGTCTCCCAACGCCAGTATTCATTGGGCTAAGAAGGCGAAGTACAAAAAATCCTATCGACAAATGTGCTGGGCTTTGGCGCTAGAAGCCAAATTAGAATGCGATAAATTAGGGAAAGTCCCTATGACAATTACCTTTTATCCCCCTGATAAAAGGCATAGGGATGCAGACAATATGGTTGCCGCTATTAAATCAGGGCTAGATGGGCTGGCAGATGCCCTAGGAATCAACGATAGGCAATTTCTGCCTACCTTTGTATTCTCAGATGAAGTAAAGGGGATGGTGGTTGTAGAGCTTACTCGTACTTCTTCAGTAGGTCATTGAACTGCTTCATCTTCATAACCTTTTGCTTTTCTAAACGAAGTATTCTTTCTCTCGGAACATTCTTTTCTAGAAGTTCTTTCTTCTCTTTGTTTAAAGCATTAATTTCGTTCTCAGCACTGTTTGCACGTTCCCAATAGCGGGCTTCAGGGTGCTGGCGATAGAAATCACCGACACTTTCGTGATGCTTTTCTCGGCCTTTAATTTCTTGCTCATAGTCTGCCATCCGAGTGATATTGGTATAGAAACGAGAGGTTTCAGCAGCTGCAGACTTGGTATCGCCATAAAAACGGCCGACCAATGGAATCTTATATGGTGCTACTTCTTCACCTGTTGCAGCGCTACGACCTACTTCTCCTACTTTCATAATCTCCCTGCCAAGGCCGCCTGTTACTTGACCAGCCAGGTAATCAATTTCATCTCCCGTAGGACTGATAAAGCCTTTGCTATATTTGCTGCCACCAGATGCCAAGTTTAGGAAATAGGACAGTTGTTTGCTGATAGCGCTAGCACCTTCTCTAGTACGGGTGTAGCCAGGCGTAGGGTTAGTTGTTTTGCCTTCTCTAAAGATTGGTCTACCGAATGCATCTTTGTTTTCGCCCAGGGCTACAAACGGGTCTAATACGGTCGGAAAAATGGTTTGCAGGAATGTGCTGCTACCTAGTGGATTAAACGCATCTAGGACCGAATTGGTAAGGTTAAAGAGGTGTTTAGCTGGATGCTTGCCACCGCCTATGATAAATTCAGTCGTAATACGGCCAGCATTAGGAAACACATTAAAGCCCAATGGATACGGAATGCCAAAGTATTTGCCATTAGGTAAAGGAATAATAAAGTTACGCTCACGCACAAACTCTGGCGGCTCGTCATCACGGAAACCTGCCAAGGCCAGCATCACGGCCTGCATAGATCCTAACAACACGCCACCAGCCATAATCTTCTTACCAGCTGGTCCAGAAAGTGTTTGATAAAGACGGGCTGTTCCTTGTACGGAGGCATTAAAGAATGCCCATAATGCATTGATGTTTGATGACAGCTGGCCTTTTTTATCAAAGTTCACTGTAATATTCTTTGCAATGACAGCAGCTTTCTGCTGAGATATACCAGCATCTATAGCCGTTTGATATGCGGAAACTCGAACGGCATTTTCCATCATGTCGTTGAGGTCTGTCAACGCACCTAAAACATATCTAAATGACTTCTTGGTATTGCCTTCATCAATCTTAGCTAGCTCATGCTCGATGATGGCCTTT